TGGCTCGGGCGCTTCAAGCACATTGCACATCGACGGACTGGACTACCACGCCAGCGTCTCTACGCGGCCATTTGTGACCAGCGGGAACACGACGCCCAATCGGCTAGACGGTCGCAATATTACGCTCCGCGGCTCAGTCTCGGCGATTATCAACGACACCGGCTCAATCCAACAGCGGTTGGTTAGGACGCGAGGCGTCAATCCGACTGCCGTGGCGTCGGCCGCCACTATCAACACACACGGCATCGCCTGGACCAACTACGACACCCACGTAATCACAGGCTCGACTGATATTGCGACTCTCGCCGAGCCGTGGCCGTTCGCAGGAGAGATCCGCTTAGTTGCTGCCGCGAGTTCCAACTGGGCCACGCTTAACTCGGGCAACATCACGCCGATCACGACTTCCAAGCGGACGGTCGGCTCGGTCGTCACGCTGCTTTGGGAGCCAACCGCCGCTAAGTGGCTGGAAGTAGGGCCGCCATGAAGTATCTCTTAGCAATCGCGTTGGCGCTCGCGCCTTCATTCGCCTGGGCCGCAGACGCCATTGTCTACCCCGATTCACCGGGCCTTACGCTATACGTCCGCGTCCGCACCAGCGCCACGGCTAGCGTTGCAGTTGCTCTTACTGAGGGAACAAGCGCTGGCGTCGGCTATTACTACGTGACCGAAGCGGCTTTAGTATCTGCCGGGCTAAGTTCTGCAGGAACGTACCCCTTCAAGATATTTAGCGGCACGGCCAGCACATCCGCCAATGACCCGCTTATGGGCATGGGGATTCTGCCGTGGACTGGTTCAGCCTACCAAGACGTCGCCACCTCGATTCTCAACACCACGATCACCGACACCGGAGCGGGCAAGGTTGGGCGCTTCTTTTCTTGGCTGAATACATCGCTGACATCGAATGGAGTTTTCGGGGCGCCGGCTTTAGTGAACACTCCCGCAGTGGATGCTGAAGCAATAGCCCAAGAAGTGATTGAAGGCGCGGCAGACGCTGGAGCCTTGGTCATTACCGATGTTGACCAAGACCCAGTTCCCACGGGCCGCACGTTCATCCTAGTTCAGACGCCGGCGCTCGGCTTACGAGGCGAGGTCACCAAGAGCATTGCGTCCGCAGCCCTGCCTAAGACGTTCGCCGCAGACTTCCGCAATGACCTACCCGTAAACGGCCGCATCATAACGGTCAATGCACCAGAGCTCGTCTCGGGCTCGGGCCTCACCTTCGGTGCAGTAGGCAGGGATCACTCGCAAGCCAAGTTCATCGTGAGCGACGCACCAGTGGGCACGTACCAAATCCAAATCTCGGGCACGTACTACGGCGGGCAGCCCTTTGAGGGGACCGTGACGCTGAAGGTGGTGGAGTGATGCGAATAAAAGCCGTTTGGCTTATCGCAGTCGAAACAAAGAAAGGCGTGTCTCTATTAGACGCCAACGGCGATGTAATAAGAGCCAATTTGCCAGTGCTGAGAGCGCTAGCTTCCGCTGGCAATATCGGGATAGCCGACAAGCTCAAAGCCTCCATCCGGCGAAGGCGGAATCGGCTTGCTTGGTCCGATGCATTGGCCGAGGCCATCACCAAGCTCCAGTCCCGAGTGGCAGCACGCTCCATGCGAGGCTGGGACTACAAGCTAGAAAACCTTGCACGAGTGGCTTACCGACGCCAGACAGGCTTGGGGCAAGGGTATGGGCGAAAGTCAACCAATAAAGGGTTCTACAAGTACACGTTCAGCACGGAGGATTGGTCGAGTGCTCTCACAAGAATCAATACCACAGCAGCCAATCGAAACAGGCGGTCAGAATCAATCTGGGATAGCTGGTGCCACAACAAGGTCAAGAACCAAGCAGATCGAGTCCGCTTCATGGAGTGGCGTAGGGATAACCAAGAAGAATCTGATGGTGATGCTGAAGCAGCAGGACTACACCTGCCCACTAACAGGACGCAAGCTGACGCCCAAGAACGCATCACTCGACCACATCGTCCCGCTCAATGATGAGGGGGCGCATGATATGTCCAACGTCCACATCGTTCACGCTGAGGCCAACGCAGCGAAGGGCACGATGGGCCTAGAGCAATTCATCGCACTGTGCTGCGATGTAGCTGGCCATGTAGGCAAGATAGGAGGCCAGGGTCCTCCAGCGAAGTGCCTATCCGCAACCGAGCCTTCGGAAGAGCCAGCCCCAAACGTAGTATCGCCCCCTCGCCCCTAACATGGCCCTTACCGGAGAACGAAAACGCGAGAAAGACCGCAACCGCCTGCGTGCAAAGACGGCTCAAGGGCAGGATATCGGGCAAATCCCGTCGATTGTGGATGCTATTCGCCGACGCGACTGCATTGCCGACTTTGAACTGTACTGCAAGACCTACCATGCCGCGGAGTTCGATAAACCGTGGGCCGATTATCAGCGGCGAATGGCCGCACGCATTCAGAACGCGGCGGAAACAGGCGGGTGGCGGGCTGAAGCCGTCCCCCGTGGTGGCGGTAAGACGACCCTATGCGCTTGCGGGATCGAGTGGGCAGCGCTGAGGGGAAGTCACAAGTACCCGATTATCGTCGCTGCGAGCAAAGGCTTGGCTGTAAAGATCCTCAAAGGCATCAAGATGCAGCTTTACACCAACGAGCTACTCTTGGAGGACTTTCCGCACGCCGTTTACCCCATTCGCTGCGCCAAGAATGAAGCCCGTCGCGCAGGCGGTCAGACTTATGACAGCGAGAAGACGATGCTGGAGTGGAATTCCGAGCGCATCGTGCTCCCCTGGATTGAGGAAGAGGAAAGCTTGTCGGATGGCGTTGTGATTGAAGCTTTTGGCATGGAAGGGGCCATCCGCGGCCTCAAGCACACCCGGCCCGATACCTCAACTGTCAGGCCAGACTTGGCCCTCGTCGATGACCCGCAAACGCGTGAAAGTGCGAAGAGCCCGTCCCAAACGCAATCGCGGCTGGAAATCCTCACTGGCGACATTGCCTATCTCGCCGGACCTGGCGAGTCTCTGGCCGTCTTTTGTCCTTGTACGGTTATTTACACCGATGACCTGGCAGACGGCATTCTGAACCGTGAAAAGCACCCCGAATGGCAAGGCGAACGCACGCGGATGGTTGAATCGTTCCCAGCTAATATCGAGTTGTGGGACAAGTACGCGGACATTCGCCGCGCGTCACTTAGGGAAGATGGCGATGGACAGGCGGCAACTAAGTTCTATCTGGATAATCGGACAGCGATGGATGCTGGGTCAAGCGTGTCGTGGGAGCACCGCCGCAAGCCGACTGAGATTTCCGCCATCCAGCACGCGATGAACCTCAAAATACGCGACGAGGCATCGTTCTATGCGGAAATGCAGAACGAGCCCGTTCAGAAGCAAGACGACCTGGAGTTGCTGTCGTCCGACAAAATCGCAGAGAAGGTAATGGGGAACGCGCGCGGCGTTGTCCCCGACGACTGCGCCGTGGTCACCGCCTTCACCGACGTTCAGAAAGAGCATTTATTCTGGATGGTTGTAGCGTGGACGAATGATTTTACGGGCTTCATTCTCGACTACGGGGCCTGGCCTGAGCAGGGCCGGAACTACTTCACGCGTCGAGAGATTCGCAAAAAGCTCAGCACGACCTACAAGGGCGATGAGAGCGGCCAAATATTCGCCGCGCTGACTGATTTGGGTGCGAAGCTCGCCGGCACACCCTACCGCTCAAAAAGCGGTCGGGAACTGTCGCTGGCCCGGTGGTGCATCGACGGTAATTGGCGGTCGAGAACGGCCGCAATCGAGTCATACGCAAAGCAGTCGCCCTACAAGGCAGTAATCACAGTTACGCAGGGCCGCGGCGTTAAGGCGACAGAGAATCCCTTCAGTCAGGCCCAGCGCGCTATCCGTTGGCGGACAGGTCCCGGCTGGTTTTGGGTCGATGGCCCTGGACCGGCACGTTGGGTGACGTTTGACGCAAATCTCTGGAAAAAGCGGATTCACGAAGGGCTGTCGATGGGGATTGGCTCGCGGTCATCCATCCAGCTCTTCAACGCGCCGCCACACGCCCACCAGATGCTCGCCGACCATCTGCGCGCCGAGAAGCCAGTGAAGAACGAATCGAACGGACGCACGGTTTACGAGTGGCAAGAGATCCCAGGCCGGGACAACGAGGGCTTGGACTGCTTGGTCGGGTGTGCCGTGGGAGCGTCTATCGAAAAGATTCAGCGGGCGTCTGAGCGGCCTGCCGCAGTTCAGGCCAAGGCCCGCGTCAGCCTATCCGAGATCCAGCGTAAACGGAGGGGAGCATGAAGCTAGGCGAACAGTTAGCCGCCGCCGTGGCCAGCGGATGTGCGGTCCACATTGGAAGCGGGGCGAACTTTATGGGGCTGACCTGCCCCGCTGAAGGCATCTGCGTGATCATCGACAAGCCCGATGGCACGCGATTCGGGAAGCATTACCCGAGCGGCGGGTCGCTCACATTCGACGAGAAGTTTTCTCTCAGCCTTAGCAAATTTAGCGAGGCCAAGCAATGAGCAATCCCGAGCGATTCGACCCCGACTTCAACAAAATCAGCAACCGCCCCGAGTTCTACCTGCTCCGCGACCCTGTTGAGCCGGAAGAGGATGACGAGGAAGAGGAGCAAGAATAAATGGGAATGGACGACGACAATGTTAGTGAATTGCAGCAACAGTTCACCTCGCATATTCGCGACGCATTTAAACTCATGGCGAGCAAAGATTTACCGTCAATGCCGTGGAACGAGCGTGCGGCCGATGCAGATTATCACTACGGGACATGGCAGTGGGGTGGGCAAAAAGTCACCCACACTCCAGGCAGCAGCCAGGAAGCCGACGAATAAATGGCTATCTCCGAAACCCACTACAAGCTGCTACGCGAGCTGAAGCAGCGTGGCGTGCTGCCGCAAGGTGGTTCGATCCTGGAGATTGGGCAGGCGAACTTCTATGGGGACATGGACCCGCGGGAAATGCTGCCAGACCTCCCCAAGGATTCGGAGCACGCACGATTAATCGACTGTGCGATCAACGGCGGCATGGTCAAGAGTCTAGCACTGTTTAATCTCGCCAAGACGGTGTACGCAGCGACGATGGCACCGACCCGTAGGGTGAGTATCGACGCTGACCCAGCCGCGCCAGGCGCGCTCAAATACGACCTAAACACGTTTGAGATACTGACAGAAGATGGCCGCGGGACCTTCGACACGGTAATTAATCACGGCACCGCTGAACACATTTTTAACATCGCCAACGTATTCCGCCTAATGCACGATGCCTGCAAGCCCGGCGGCCTAATGATCCACGAGTCGCCGTTCACCGGCTGGGTGGACCACGGCTTCTACTGCTTGCAGCCCACGCTCTTTTACGACGTAGCGCACGCCAACGGCTACGAGATGGTCATGGTGGCCCTGGAGCACCTCGCGTCCAAGACAATCATTCACATCGACAGACGCGAGCACATTCACCACTTGGCGAAGGCCGACCAGTTGCCCAGTAACGCGATGCTGTTCGTGGTGATGCGGAAGGTGAAGGAAGGGCTGTTTAAGGTGCCGATTCAGGGGGTTTATCGCGGCGTGAGTGCTGAGGCGGCTGAATCATGGATGGAGCTGCGATGAGCGCCGGCGGGGCTGTCATGGATGAACAGAGTTCAACAGAAGACCGGGGCATTCGGTGTCCGAAGTGCTTGTCAGGCTGGTGTCCTGAGGTCAAGAAGCCGTTCAAGACCGCCGAGGTTTACCCGCTCGGACCACGCCGCAGCATCCGTCGAGTGCGGAAGTGCCACCACTGCGGACACCGTTTTAGCACCTATGAGCGCGTCGTCGAAAACAATACGGGTATTGGAGACAGTGCCAATAGATCGTAGGGGATGACCGAAGCGCCGTTATATTTCAAGCAGGCCGGGTTGATCTCCGGTCATCGTCCATCGGCTGTGCGGAGCCGCAACCTTCGCACAGCCGTTTTCTTGCGCGATGACCGACGAAGAGATCGAAGAACTCCGCGAGACGATCATCACCGAAGGCGCTGAGGGCATCACGTCGGCGTCTGTCGACGGAATGACCGTCAGCTTAGCCGACGCCGCCAAGCGTCTTGACCTTCTCGACCGCCTTGAGCACCGCAACGCTGCTCGCGCCCGCGGTCCCCTTCCAATTGGCTTAGCCAAAATCGTCTCCCGAGGGCTGCAATGACAGCCATTCTCGGCACTGACGGCAAGCCTCTGCAGCGTGAGCAGCTATCTGCTCGCCCGCGTAATCGAATCAACGCCCACTACGACGGCGCCCAGACCAGCACGGCCAACGCCAACTATTGGGCGTCCGCCGACTCGCTTAGCGCCCGCGCCGCTCATTCACCGGCCGTTCGCAAGGTCATCCGCGAGCGAGCCCGCTACGAAGTTGGCAACAACTGCTACGCCAAGGGCATGCTCCGCACCCAAGCGGATTACGTCATCGGCACCGGCCCCCGGTTGCAACTGCTGACCGAGGACAAGGAATTCAATCGCGGCGTGACGCGGCTCTTTTACGAGTGGGCCGAGTCCGTGCAGTTCGCCCGCAAGCTCTGGACGATGCGTTTCGCTTGGGGAGTTGATGGCGAGGCGTTTGCCGAGTTCGTGAACAACGACCGCTCAGAGCATCCGGTCACGCTCGACCTAATGCTGTTGGAAACCGACCAAATCAGCGACGGCTACGGCGAGTGGAACCTAGACCAGCGGCGCGAAGACGGCGTGATTCTCGACAAGTTCGGGAACATCGTCGGCTATCGCAAGCTGCCTTACCACCCCGGCGACCAAACATGGTGGACCTATACTCGCGAGCCGGAAGTTTTGCAGAAGCGCGATGTGATTCACCTCTACCGCTTGGAGCGTCCCGGCCAGCTCCGCGGCGTTTCCGAAATCGCACCGGCCCTGATGCTCTACCCCGGCTTGCGTCGGTGGACCTACGCCGCGCTCAGCACCGCCGAGAAGAACGCCCGCATTTATGGCGTTATCAAGAGCAACTATTCGCCGGCCGACATCATCGCCGCCGGCAACATGACCTGGAGTGACTTCCGGGCCGACTCCGCTGCTCCGCAAGCGATGGACGCCTTTGAGCTTGAGGCCGACACGCTGCTGACAATGCCTGACGGCTGGGACATGAACGCTTACAAGAGCGAGCAGCCCAGCACGACCTACCCGATGTTTAAGCGGGAAATCGTCAGCGAAATGGCCCGCTGCCTCAACATGCCGTTCGGCATCGCTGCGGCCGATAGCTCCACCTACAACTTCGCCTCTGGCAAGCTCGACCTCATGCCGTGGGGCAAGTCGATCGCCATTGACCAACTGCAGGTCAGTGAAGTCGCCGCCACGCCGGTCTTTCGCCGCTGGTACTACGAAGCCCGCCGCATTCCCGGCTATCTGCCGTTTGGTCCGCCTGAATCAGCCGCTCAAGGCGAGTACGTTCCGCCGCATATCTGGCAGTGGGATGGGCAGCGTGCGATTGACCCGCGCGAAGCCATGTCGAAGGCCACGCTGGTTGAGTACGGATTGAGTAACTTCGCTCGCGAGTACGCCGAACGCGGCTACGACGTCGACGAGGAGCATGAAGCTCAATCTAAGTCGCTCGGCATGACTGTCGACGAATACCGCGCTGCGCTTCGCATGAAGTTGTTTGGCGTTGACCCCCTGGCTCCCGCTCCGCAGCCAGAAGCCGCCCCCATGTCGGCCCGAGATCGGCTGGCCGCGATGCTCGCCAACGACCGCACAGAGCAGGAGGTCGAAGATGCCTTGGCTTCGTAAGGGACAACCCGAACTCACCGCAAGCGATTGCAGCGCCAAGCTCACGTTCACGGCGCCAGTCTCGATTGCGGCTGCGAAAGCGGACGAACCGGATGCGTTGCCGCGGTTTTCGATTCACGGCTACACGGGTAACGCGATGCGGCTCGCTGGCTGGCGGCATCCCGTCATTCTCGACCTGAACGGGCTTCAGGCAGAGCGAGAAACGATCCCAGCCTTACACGCTCACAACGATGACCGACTTGTCGGACACACCGATTCAACCCGCATTGACGCCACAGGAGCCTACTTCGAGGGCATCCTCTCGGGCGTCGGGATGCACGCGCAAGAAGTCCGTCAAACGGCGAAGAACGGCTTCGGTTGGCAAGCGAGCGTCGGCGCAGATCCAGTTCCCGGCAGCGTCAAGCTCTTGGCTTCCGGCAAAACCGCCGTCGTAAACGGTCGCACGATCACTGGTCCCCATTACATCGTCGGAGCGGCTGTCGTCTCCGAAATCAGTTTTGTGCCGCGTGGAGCGGACAGGTCCACCTCAGCCGCAATCGCGGCACAGTACGGAGAAAAGCAAATGGAATTCGAACAATGGGTTCAGGCACAGGGCTTTGACGCCGCCACCCTTACCGACAAGCAGCGGACCTCACTGGAAGCCTCGTTCAAAGCCGAGCAGGCGGGCGACGATGGCGGAGGCACGATCACAGCCGCAGCCACGAAGGTAGACATTCAGGCCATCGTTGCGAGCGAAACCGAAAAGGCCGTCAAGGCGGCTGTTTCCGCGACGCTGGCCCAAGAGCGTGCTGAGCGCGACCACCAGACGCGCCTCAACAGCATTCTCGCCGGTCACCCCGACCTCACCGCGAAGGCAGCCGCCGAGAAGTGGTCGCTCGACAAGGCTGAGTTGGAAGTCGAACGGGCTAACCGCCCTCGCCCCATCTTCGCCTCTACGGGCGTTGAAGGCGCGCCGGACGCCGGGGATGTCATTCAGGCTGCGTTGTGCGTTAACGCCAGCATGAAAGAGGAAGACCTCAAGCGCAACTTCGATGAGAAGACGATCAACGCGGCGATGAGTTCGCGTTTCCGCGGCTTTGGCCTGCACGCCCTGATGTACGAAACGATTCGCGCCTCGGGCCGCAGCTGTGCTCCTGGGTTGGCGAACGACAACATGATTCGCCAGGCGTTTGAGGCTGACCGCCAGATTCAGGCGTCCGGCGTCTCGACCCATTCGATGAGCAACCAGCTCGCCGATACGGTCAACAAGTTCATCGTGGCCGGCATCGGCAGCGTTGACCAGTCGTGGCGCGAGATTGCGGCCATTGGCTCGACCAAGGACTTCCGCACCGTCAACGGCGTCCGTCTGACCGGGGACATGAAGTACCTGGAACTCGGCCCGGATGGCGAAATCAAGCACGCGACCCTGGCGGACGTTGGTTACACGAACCGGGCGAAGACCTACGCCCGTATGTTCGCCGTGACTCGCCAGGACCTCATCAACGACGACCTGGGGAACCTGGAGTCGTCGGCCCGCAATCGGCTTGGCCGTGGCGCGGGCAAGGCGCTCAACGCCGCGTTCTGGACCGAGTTTATGGACAACGCGACGTTCTTCACGGCGGCCCGCGGCAACTACGACGAGGATACCGACACGGCGCTTGCTGTGGCCGGCCTGACTCTCGCCGAGACGCTGTTCCTCAACCAGACGGACGAGGATGGCGACCCGGCG